TAATTCTTCCCATACTTCTGCCCAATATTCAACGGTCAAATCGTCCTTAATTTCATTTCTATTACTTTTATTTTGATACGGAACTCTTCTTCCGACCTCGTATGTAAGTATCAACGCATTCTTAACAGCGATGGATGTACAAAGTATTTCATTACCACAATCCGTATCCTCGTCCATCAATATCATTCTAAATTGATTTACTAGGTCTTCTGCCTTTTCTTTTGGTGTCATATTATTTTAATTTATTCAACTCATTAGTCAACATTTGAATTTTAGATTCTAATCGCTTTCTTTCATTTTTTTTATCCTTTTCTAATTCTGCTATGCGTATTTTTATTTCTTTTTCAATCCAAGCCATCAACTCTGTATCACTAAAAGATAAAAGTTCTTTTGGTATGAATGAAAAATCATTATAGTATAATCTTCAAAAGGTATTTGGTCATTATTAAATATAATGATTTGGTCTGCATCTACTCTAAATGCGTATTCATATAAAAAATACTCAAATTCCATTTCATAATACTTTGAATTATGTCCTAATATATTAAGGTAGATGCCTTTTTCAGATAGTATGTTCTCTTGGTTATGTATTATGTTTAATATTTGCCAAATTCTATATAAGTCTAATGTTTTCATATTATTATAATTTTAATTAGTGGTCAAGGGCAGGATTCGAACCTGCAACTTTGTCGGATAACTCTTTTATAAGCAACGGTTGATGCAATCTCCCGCCACTGTCCTTGCGTTTACCAGTTTCGCCACCTTGACTAATTTATTAATAAATATATTTTCTTACCCTTTACTTTATTAATAGATTTAATCTAAAAATATCTTCATAGTCTTACCTCCATCTTGCATTTGTAGTTCTATAGAATTAAAATCACCTAATGACTTATGTAAAGTTAATAGTCTACCTACCATTTTATCATTTTTAGCATGGTTAATAACCTCAAACCTATTGATAATAGATTCTTTTATTACTTTACCTTCTAAGTGTCTTAATGCTAATCTATATGCACTACTAAACGTATCTTTTGTGCGTTCTTCTTCTTCTTTGCTCTCCCACTGTGCACCTGCATAATAACCATTGCAAACTGTTTCAGCTGTTACATTTTCATAATCAATCAGCTTTTTAGCTTCGTCTACTGCAACTGATAATCCTAAATCGTATCCTTTTAAAAACTCTTCACTGTCGTCTTTAGTGATCCAGTTTTCTAATCTTCTAATTAGTTCTTTCAACATAAGGCTTATAATTTAATGCTTTTCTAAATGCTATAATCCAATCTACAATAGGATACTTATAATAAGCTACTACATCCTGTATAGTATCAGTTGATACGTTATGTTTAACTATATAGTTAGCTAGTTCTGTAGGTGTAGGATACTTATCAAAATGTGATACAATATCATTAAAGTATTTATTCATCTAATAATTTGTTTAATTGTTCTTCTAATCGTTTAATACTACCCCATATTATGGGAGCATCTGGATCTAACATACGTATCTCTCTTACAAGTTCTTGTTGCCTACCTCTGTTTGCAAATCCATACTCTATATCATCAGCTAAGTCTTGTAAGTGTCGTGGAGCATTAACACTAATACGTAAGTCGTAATCATACCACTTAGTCTTCCAATCTATAAACATTATACCTTTAGTTAACTTGTTAAGCAGGTTGTATAATTTATAGTTAACCACTCTTACGACACTCCTGTCGCATCCATAAACGTGTAGGAATCGAAGAAACCAACGTGGACACAATTTAGGTTTAGCTTCATAATCTAAGGCTAATACAAGCGGATATAAAGCTTTAGAATATTCGCCATTGTTGTTTGTTAGGTAGCAACCTAAATACCCATACTTTTCAAACCCAGATGGGAAGAAGATATATCTTAAATTATCTATCATAACTCTATATTACTTTCATTTGTTAATTCATGCAATTTATCTCTTACCTCTTGATAAGTCTTGTATTTTTCTTCTGACATATCATCTGGTGGATACTTAAGAAATCCTCTTAGCCATTGGTCTAAAGAGAATAGACAATAGTGCATAGAAGAAGCATCTAATGCCATTTTAAACTCTTCGTAATCTTCTGGCAACTTGAACGTTAATTTAGCTTTCATATTACTGGTATTACATTATATTCGTTATTAATAATATAGGCTAATGCTCCACCGTCATTGCCTTCGTCATCCATTTGTGGTATTAGTAGTGTACCATTGTCAAGTTCTATAACGATAGGTTTTTTATACCAACCTAGTTTTTCTTGTTCTTTATCTGTAAGATAAGAAACTTTTACTACTTGTTTACCTACTAATACTTCTTGTGCTTGTTTGTGCCAATAATCCATTACTCTTGTTTTTTGTAAGATACATAATATTCTTGTTCTACGTCAATAATAACTTCTTCCATATCTTCTACAACAGGTTTATAATCTGATTTTAGTACGTTACCTGCTAATACTTGTCGTTTAGCATCTTCTTCAGATTCAGCTAGTAATTTATACTTATTGTAGGTATGACTTGTTAGCTTTGTAGATACTATGTATGTCTTTTTATCTACTAACCATTCTAGCAAATCGTCAGCAAAGTATGGACTGTCGCTTTTAAGGTTATCAAAAGAATATAAATCATCAAATTCGTCAAAATAAACATACTTTTCATTTGATTTATAGTATCCATTTTCAACTAGTTTAACTATATCATATACAGTTTTGCATTTAGAGTTAAAACTGGAAACTTTATTAAAAAACTCTTCATTATTATAATATATCATATCACCTTTTTTATCAGTTGCAATACAATATTCATCCCATAGAGCAATAGTTTCTTCAATTGATAAACTGTTTAGCACATCATTTATATGCCGTCCTTTATTCTTATTTAGTTTTTTTATAAATTTTTTTTTATTCATGTTACCAACTTGCGTTATAAATATAATCTACTTCTTCACTGTCTTCTTTACTAATAATATCTTCAAAAGTATTAATACTTTCTTCTAAATCATGCCAATAATATTCGTCTATATTCTTACTGCCAAAGAATAACCCTGCTGTTGGAGGTAGTTTACTAGAATCTTTAGTATCTCTAACTTCTTTTAACAGCGTTAGTATGTCGCACAAGTCATCATAACTTAAATAAATGTCTTGGCAAGTGTCTTCGCCATCTGCATAATTGTCTACTATATAACCATGTAGAGCGTTAAACTTACGCCAATAGGCAACTTGTGTTGTTACGTATGTAGGGTTATCAAAGCCTAGTAATACTTTATTATTCTTTACAACAGTAACTTGTATTCTAGATTCTTCTGGAGTATGATCCCAGTTTTTAGTATATAATCGTTTATATAAATACATGTCTAGTCCCATTATTAAATGTTTTGTGGAGGGATTGCTCCCTCCGTTATTAACTAATTAAATCTAAATTATCCCATATCGCATCTTCTATCATTTCATCTGTAATGTAGTCAGGCACATCACCATGTACTTTAACTATATCTACAGTTTCTTCTGATGGATAGCCTGGGTCACCATTAGGTAAATAATCTTTACCTGGGTCATAATAATATTTAAAACTAACTGTAACATCAACATAATCATCTTTATAGGGTACACCTATAGTTACTGTGTGTTGCATAATCTACAAATTGGAAATTGGTTAATGAATCTATGTGCCTTTTGTACGATGTTGTTGTTTAATAACCATTGATACATACCTGTATTCTCTGAGTAGTCTTTTATAGCTATTTCATCTTGTTGTAAGTCAGGTATCCATGCTGTAGCTATTGCTACTAACTCGTTATCGTTTTTATCTACAAGTGTTATAGCAGTACCACCTCTATTATAGTTATCAAACTGCACATCAACGTTGTAATCTAAATATTTCATAATAAACTTTTAATATGATTATCTCCATACATATCCATAGTAAGAAACCTACTTGTATCTTTTAAATACAAGCCATTCTTATCATAGTATAACTTTCCTATCTTGATGATAACGTGGTCATTATCATACAAAATAACCCCACCAAACTTATCTTGTAGATGTAAGGCTACAAAATAACAGTTTGGCAGGGTAGGCATAGTGCGTATGTATGAAACTATTAATGTTGATTTAACTCCCACCTTGCTTTCTTACCAGATAAGAATTGTGTAATAAGCTCGTCAGTATTTTCTAATTTAGACTTGAGAGTTTTAAGTTGTCTACTCCACTCGGAGTTAAACTCTTCTATTAGTCTTTCTTTAGCAATCTGCTTTAGCTCTTTAAAACTTCTAAGTTCATCACCCCATCTAAATATAAGATACTTCTTTTCTTCATTAGCTACAAAATTAGTCTTACATCCTTCTGGTAATGATTGTAAAGCTTCTTTTTCTGAACTATAGATATAATCTGTAGACTTACTTTCATTGTTTTCGTAATAATACAGCTTATATTTAATACGATAACCAACACAAATAGGATCTGGCGTTTTATCGTCATACCATATCTCAATCCTGTTAAAGTAGTTTTCATTCTTACAAAACTTAATCTGCTTTAACCCTTCTAAAGGTATAGGTGTGTGATTATATTTAGATAATTCTAATCTTACAGGACATAATGTATCAAACACATTAGTCATTGCAGTATTCATAAATGGATAAGGACAAGGACTTTTAGACCCTTCTAAAAAATTACTTTGGTTATCCAGTTGTAATTCTTTAGCTAACTCTAACCATTCGTCTGTCTTTTCAAATATGACATCATTAAATTCTTGTTGATAATATGTTTCAAACTGGCTCATATAATAAATGTTTTAGTGATAATTTATAAATATTGTGTAACTTTTCTACTATTTGTTGGTCTGCTAAATCTCTTGTATGGTAGTTATAGTTTAATACAGTCGCTATAGTCAAGTCAAGCAAATTAGCTATACAAGACGAGTATATACCTATATATGTATATAAAATATATATTGCGTATCTTTGAGCTTCTCTTTTACGTCTTTTCTCAGTAGAAAATTTAGTATCAGACAACAAATTGTAACATTGAAAATAATAGTAATCATACAATATCTTTAAAAATTTACTATCCATGGTTAAGAAAGTTGAAATTTTTACTAAGCAATTAATATTGTTTCTATCTGCTATAACTCCTGCGTTTTTAGTAATATGTATTCTTACAATAGGTGTATTTAATGGCTATTTAGAAACTATACACTATACAGAAGTAATAGGTAAATTATCTTGGATACCTGGTACTATGTTTGCAGGTCTAAGATTTGCGTCAGGACTGGGTGGTGTAAAGATGTTTATGGCATCTGATAGAATACGTGGAGGCTTCTTTGTCTTTATAAGTGTTATGCTTACAGTATGGGTATCTACCCATTCTAAACAGATGGCATCATCTATCGCACTAACAGAACTGCAATATAACAACGCCTTATGGTTTGTAAGGACATCATTATGGACAGGACTGTTAGGCGAATTAATGATGGCTGCCTATATGACAGCAAAGCGTAAAAGACAACCTAGAGTGTAATTATTGTTTGGTTACATACCATAGATATAAAGTCTATCTTCTTACCTATGTAAAACTTACTACCTTTTAATACTATATACGTATTAGGGTATTTCCAGTTTAAGAACTTAGATATTAAGATAGCATCGTCTTCTATACCTTCTATTATTGCTGCACCGTTTATACCTAGTCTATATTCATCGTAATCTGTAAAGTTTTGGTTCATAAACTTACGCAACATATAGTCTGTAACCTTAAATTCATCTACAAACTCACTTAATGTGGATACTACTATCATTTATTAAATCTTTAATATCTGTATAAGCAAGTTCAAACTCATGAAATGAAGATTGTCCACTTTCTATCTCGTCATAAGCTAATGTAACATACTCTTCAATTTGGTCTGATAAATCTGGATATTCCTTTAGCCAGACCTCTACTTGTTCTAAAAATGTTTTTTCATCCATTTGTTTAATATTTCTTTGTTTAAATCTAAAGGCAAGTCTAACTCCCTATCGTCATCTACTTCAATAGTAGTGCCAAAATACTCATTTAGTTTTGATTCAAACGTCTTTCTATAGTCTGGATGTTTAGTCAATACACCATAAACGTGACTAATCTCTGTTTTACTTTTGTTTTTAATAAACAACTGTTTTAGTTGTGCATCTGTATACATCAAGCTATATTTAGACTCTAAAAACATATCATAACTACTTAGAAAAGCATCTGGTATCTTTAATACCACACAATGATAGCGACCTACCTCGTAAGCATAATCGTCAATATAAAAGTGCATCGTCCTTACATAGTCTAAATAACGCAATAGGTTCTGTCTGCTTTTAACAGCATCTACATATTTATTATCTACATAGCTACCGTTTATGTCATAGACAAAATATAGAAATCCGTAACTATCTTTGCCTTTGGCATATTCATAACAAACATCTCCTATTGCGCTGCAAATTAAACTGGGTCTGACTTTCTTGTATATTATTTTGAACGTATTACTATAGCTATTTAAGATAGGTATAAGATATTTAGCACTTTTATTGTGGTAAAACTGACCTAACTTAAATTCTATCATGCGAATAGTTTATGTGCTTTTAAAATAATATCTGGTGCTTGTAGTGCGTCTGTCTTACGAGATACACTAGCAGTTAAAGCTTGATAAATATCATACTTAGTATAAGCCTTACTTGGATTATAGTAGATATTCTCAATACCTTTATGGTCGCCTGGTACTTGTAATAACCTTAACATATTAATAAAGTTATTAACTAATCCGCTATTTTCTTTAGCTACAATTCTTCTACTTAATGTACCTAACAACAAGTTCAAATCATCTTCTCTATACGTAGTCTCTGTCATATCTTGTAGAATATTAACATACTGCTCTTTCTCAGTTGCAATATTCTCTAGATATGTAGGAACACACGAATATAACGCATCAAAATCACTATCGTTAAAGTGTCTTTTAGTTATGTGCGATGCTCCAAATATACACATATTTAAACATGCACGTCTTTTATAACCACTATAAACTTTAGCTACAGGATTCTGAACATCAAGCGCATAGATAAAGCCAATAACCTTATCATACTGGTCTTCTTGTGTTAGCTGTAAAGAATCATCAAGTACAGCTTCAAATGCTACTCTCTCATAAGTGTCATACGACTCCTTTACATTCTCTATACCATAAGCATCCTTCTCAAAGTCTATAGCTTGACCTTTAGGCGTCTTAGCTCTGATAACATACTCTTTAGTAAATGGCTTTACAGCTTGAATAAACGGTTTTAAGATCTCTCTAGCAGGTTGAAATACTGCTTGACCTCTCTTTAAACTGTGACTATTAGCTAACTGCTCTTTAGTGATTTCCAAGTATTCCATTGATTAGTTTTTGATTATTAAAATAATTAGACATAATTGCATCTGTATCATCTGGCTCATATACAACAGGTATATCAACAATACTAATTAATTCAGTTGTACCATTAATATATTCTTGTTTAAGAGCTTCATAAAGCTTAGTTAAAGTCTGATGCACGACTTTCTTTTCTGCTTGTTTAGCTATATCTATAGCTATATCAAGCTTCTTCATTGTTCTGATGTAGTAATTCAAGTCCATAACTTTAATAGTTTAACACCTTCTTCTTCTGGATTCATAAGCTTATCAAACGCATCTCTATAACCATAAATATCATACTCTGCTTTCCATTCGTTGTGTGGAGTATATACAGTATTATAGATAGCTTTTGCACCCCACTCGCCTATATACAAATCTTCTTCTGATAATACGTAAGTACCTGCTTGATTGTCGCCTACTACGATAAACATAAAAGGTTCGATTGGCTTCTCAGGATATTTAAGCGTTAATAAAGTATTATAAAATGCAGCTTGAATGTCATACCTAAATCTCTTAGCTGACTTTTCAAAGTTATCGCTTGTATACTTAATATCTATAGGTTGAATAGTATCTCCTATAAATACTATATCAAGCATACCTTTACAAAAAAAGTCTTTGTTGTTATGCCTAACGTCTTGATACAGCTCTAACTGATTATATCTATCACCTTGTAGTTTAAGTTCATTAAGCTGCTGCATAACTTTAAGAGCTAATAGATTAGCTTGAGTATACTGCTCATGACTAATAATAGTCTTACCTACACTTGCTATCTTCTGGTTAATGTAGTTTGTGTGAGAAGTTACCTTCTCTACTTTCTTCTCCATTGACCACGCTCTATTACCTATGTAATTAAGCTCTTCAATAGCACGTTCATAAGACCTGTCTTCATAAGTAAATGCTAAATCGATAATAGCTTTTATAGTATCTGATGGCATTTCTTCGTTACTCAATACAAAATAAGTATCTCTAAACTTATCTTCTTGTGTAACAAGCATGTCTATCATACTACCCATAGTCATACCACTACTTTCTTTCTTCTCGCTGTGTCCATATAACACACGTTTAAGATAAGTTTGACTAATAGCATCTACGTCCAAATACGACATGTAATTCCGTTTTTGATTAAGTAATTAATTCCATCCTTATTCCTGTATTGCTCTGCGTATATTACTTCTGTAATACCTGCTTGTATAATACAAGCTGCACAATGCACACAAGGAGAATGTGTACAATATAAAGTACAACCTGTAAGGTCTTGCTTGCTGAATAATATAGCGTTTAATTCAGCGTGTAAAACATAAGGATAGGTTGCACCATCTTCACATTCATTATCAGTATTTATAGCTGTTCCATTATAGCCAGTACTAACAATTCTGTGCAGGGGGTCTAAGATAATACAACCTACCTTAAGTCTCTTACATCTACTACCTTTAGCTATCTGTTTAGCTATTCCTAGATAGTATCTTTGCTTCTTCATCTCTAATATAAGAATCCATAAGCTTATCAAAAGTATCTAAATCCATTGTTACATAGGTATTGACAGCTTTTTCATTTGACTTAACCTTTTTAGTTACCTTAGTAAATAAAAAATTAAACCCTGTCGGCATTTCTTCTAACGGTTTAACATTAATTGTTAGTGAACTAACAGCTTTACTTACCATCTTTTTACACTGTACTTGTATTATCTTAATGTAATCAGGTAAATCAGGTTTAAACCATATATCAATCTTCAAAGCATCTAAAGCAGTACTGAACTGACGAGTTGTACCTATCTCAGCAACTTTAAAATTTTTGTTGTTAGCTGGTATAAGATTAAACTTATCAGCAAACCACTTTACTGTCCACCTTTCAAATGAATGTCCTTGCCTTCTTTGATTAGCCATTTTATTTTCTCTATGTACTGTGCAGCATCTAATAATTCTTCTTGTAGGTGAGTAAGCCAATAATCTAAATCCCCTTTGTTATCAGCTAACGTAGTACCATACTCTTCAAATCCTGCAGCAGCACGTTTAACAATCTTCTCAATAATACTATTTGTAATTGGATCTTTCGTCATACTTTTTATACAAATCTAATAAATCTTCAGCATATATATCAGAATAATGCTCTGCAATGTATTTAAGTTTTTCGTCTTCATCTTCTATTTCTAAAAACTCTTCATCATTATATAACTCGCCTATTACTGTTTGTGGATCGTGCTTAGCAAAATATTCATGATATCTACTTTGTTCTTCGTCTACCAACTCACCGTTATTATAAACTTTATAACCTGCAAAATCCCAACCCACCTCACTAAATTCAATACGTACTTCTATTCCATATTGCTCACTTAACTTTTGTACAAACTGTACACAAGGTCCCCATGCAGTATCAAACGACAATATATCGTCATTGTAATAATATTCGTGTACATCCCATTTCGTACCATACTCATGTATGTTATGGTTATACCAATCAAAGTATTTACCATTTTCTTGCCTGTCTTGTAAATGTGGTATAGGTTCATCTTTATACCACTTTTCTCTATCAGTAACTACTAGATGTTGAAATAAACCAGGTTTATCTTCTAATTCAGAATGTTCTAATAATTTATCATCTAACTCTTTTGTAGTACTTAGTAATTCTATACTGTTGTAACACCAGTTTGGCATGATTCTACATTTAAAAACCAGTCTAACGGTCTGTTAAAACGCTGTTCGTATAGACTAGCTATTTGTTTAAAATAAGATTTAAATTCTAACTTTTTATTGTAGGCAAGCGCAGCAGGATGTACAGAATGAAAGTCTCCTTTAACTGTTTCTCTTGCATGCTTACCTAATGTCCAAATAATCACGTCATCGTCTAGATTGTTTAGTAAGCTTGTACTAAAGTTATTCCACATCTGTATGTCAGAAAGAGGTTGTTGTGGTTGGCAAGTCAAAGATACATTATACAATAATATACCTTGTCGTTCCCAACCTAACAACCTTGAATCAAGGAGACCAGAGTCTCTTCTTACACCATATTCTCCATACAATTTCCAAGTTAATACTTTTAGACTAAATGGCAAATCATTATATGTACGCTTATCAGGCGTAGCAAATGCTAAACCACTACGATCTCTTAAGTTAGGGTAAGGACTTAATCCTACAATAACTACCTTAACTAATTCTGGATTTAGATTTAAACATCTAAATACCATATCGTTGTAATCTACTTGTATATTCTCGTGTGGAACGTAATCTAGCCATGACTTTGGAATGTCATGTAACATACGTCTTTAAATTTGTTTATAAGATGTGGTTGTTTTACCATTATTTCGTCTACGTCAGTACAACCAACATAAACACTTGGGTCAATAAACAACTCTTTACCATTTAACTTATTAGCGACTTTTTTACTACCTTTTATACCTGCTGTATCATTATCATACAAAACATAGACTTCATAATCATCAAATATAGATAAGTCATCTGGTATCATACTCTCTGATTCAAACGAGAATATGTTAATATCAGGAAACAGGTTCTCTAATATCATTAAATCCTTTAACGACTTAGTAATAATACATTTATCTGATTTGATATGCGTATTACCTTTATTTATATGATTCTTATTAATACTACTGTAAGGAAATCTATAGTTACTGTTTGGCTGATACATCTTTGTATTACCTGTAGCTATGTCGACATAAGCGTATAATAAGTTCCTGTTATAAAACACCTTATCATTTAAATAATAATGGTGTACAGCATATACGTTATGTTTTCGTAGTTGATTGCTGTTAATACCACGCTTTAACCAATATTCAGCATCTTGTTTCCTATATGTTGGTTTGTTATCTTTATTAACATAACTAACAAAGTGAAAAGATGGTTTTGCTTTTTTAGACTTTGGTCTTTGTGGTGGAGCAGCAGTATACTTCCTACAAAAAATTAGCCGAGCAGCATCTAACAACCCAATGTTGTTAAGATGTGCTACGGCATGAACGCAAGTGTACTTATTATACTCTGGATAACCAAAATCTGTCATTAATATGACATCATTATACTCTCTTAAATAACAACTAGGATTGTTATCTGACCTTAATGGATTACAAATCATCTCTCCCAACCTAACTGGTTTGCCTATAATATCAGACCAAATACTAAGTTGGTCAAGATATTTAAACACATCCTGATAATTGTATAATCCATTCTTCATTTAGAATGCGTCAAAGTCATTACTAACAGTAGGAGTACTTTCTACTTTTGTCATCTTATCCTTTAGTCGTTGAGCGATAGTAATATTATCTTTAATAGTAAAGAATACATTACCTTTATTCTCCCACAACGCTTTAGGTGGCGTCAAATAACCTCTATTATCATAGTAGCATAGTAACTTACCTTCTACTTGATTATAGTTAGGATTAATTTGCTTTATTAATGCTTCAAAGAAACCAACTACATCAGTAAAGCTTGCTTCCTGAGTTGCAAACTTGGCTTTAGCTTTGTTTACAATGTCATTAAACGCCTGTTGATAAGGACTTGGGTGAAAAGCTGCTACAATACTAATCAAAGCATTGTTAATGTCTGCAGCTACTCTTGCTTCTGCTTGATCCTGAGTTTCGTTAGCAAATGGTTTAGCACTATCTGGTGCAAAGAATCTGCTACGTAAGTTGGAATCACCTTTAGTGTAAACAACATCGAATACAGTACCTTCAAAGTTAGGTGTATTGACTTGCTCAATTCCAAATTTAGTAAGTTTAACACCTTCGTTAATACCTGCTTCAAAAGCAATACCTCCACCTGTAGGAGCGTCAAAATGGTTAAAATTCATGGTTTTTAATTATAATATTCAACAATCTTATCTAATACTAACTGTAAGTCATTATCCATTTCTGGTTCTAGACAATCCATTGGCGATTTAGCAGTAGCATAGCCATCGTTTCTTGTAACAAACTTATACTTGACTTCATTAGTAGTGATGTCAAAGTCTGCTTTTGCTACAAGTACAAATGTAAACAAGCCATCGATATAAATAGCATTGTCTAATAATTTACCTGCTGTTTTAATCTTCATTAGACCATCTTCACCTTTCTCTGTATGAAATGTAAATATAACATTTACATTATCTAAATTTCTAGCTGTATCAATAACGTTAAACATAGCAGCAGCAAGTTCAGTCCACTTTTCGTAGCCTTTCTCATTACTTCTACGCATTACGTCAAAACCCATCAAATAACCTGCGTCATCTATAATAATGTTTTTGAATTTAGTTCCAACATACTTAAGAATCTGAATTACTTGATTAGGATTATCAGCAAACGTCATATTACCGCCTTCTTTAATACCTTCTGTGTATGCTTTAGCATTACGAAAAGGTAAAGGCTTTTTACTTACGTTAATAATGCAAGTCTCCTTTGGATTTAAGTTGCGTAGTGATGTAGACTTGCCTGTACCACTACTACCCATAACTGCGATTAGATTTGTCATCGATAGATTTTAGATTATTAATTAATATTTGTTCCGCATTTATGTCACCTTTATCTAACGAATTAATATACCAAGCATAATACTCTATAATACGTGTTCTATACTGTGGATATTTGTTTAGATATTGGTTGATTAGATTACCCAAGTTCTTCGACTTTGTCATATACTTTCTTCATGTTATCGTTATCTTCTGGTCGTGGCATAGTTACTATGTTAGCACACTTACCATCAAAAAACAAAGGTACTTCTTCACCTACACTACCATAACGTTGTTTGATAATATTCATAATCCTAAAATACTTATCTAATGAGTTTACATCATACTTACCGTATGACTTAATCTCGTATCTTATAGGATTGAATAAACCAAATACATTTATGTACGCTCTACCAGTAGTCTTACTGTCACCTAAACCTTGTAGTTTAGGCTTCATATAGTTGGCATTCTTATTTGTTACCGACTCTTGACTACTATCTTGCTGTTGTATACATAAAACGTTATACTTAAGTAGCTTTGATACGTATAGTCGCATGTGCTGTACTAACTTATCAATAGCCATTTTAAGATTAGCTTCATCACGCTGTGGCATTAACTCACTAACATGGTCTATGATACAAGTAACAAACTCGTCATTGTTAGGTACATATTTATCATAACTTGGGTTGCCATCAATAAAGTCAGCGTCAGTAAGTGCTACACCCTTACTATAAAATGTACCTCTGCTTCTTGCGTAGTTTCTAATCTCTATATAAATACCCCATGAGTTATAAACAGACTCGTAAAATTTAACATACGACTTATACTGGTTAAATATCTGCTCTACTCCTGCTTGTTTTATCTTATCGATATTCTCTTTAGGATACGCAGTAATAAAACTACTAAAGTCTGTAATGTTAGATCTTATTCTTGTGTGTTTATATACTAAGTAGCTGAATAAACCAAAGTCAAATTCTTCTTCTGATTCTTCTAAACCAAAATACAATATTTGCAGATTAATATTATTCTCTATAGCAAACTCTATTGCGTCATATACATACAACTTTTTTGCTAATGTAGTTTTACCTACACTTGAATTTGCTGTAATACAATCTAAACTACCTTTGATAATACCAGGTACAATCTTATTTAGTCTGTCAAGTTTAAATGGTATACACTTAAACTCTTTGTCTATAAACGATTGCCTTTGGCTTTCTATCTTACTAATCATATTAACGTATCTTTTGGTTCATTACCAATATAAGATGTAAATGCTAATGTAGATAGAAATTTGTTTAATTTGACTGGCATATCTACAGTCTTATAATACTCTGCTGTTCTATCAGCTAGTTTAAGAGCATCAAACTCACCTGCAAATGACTTAATAGAATCTACTAAACGATAGTAATTCTCTTTTGTGTCTTCATCGTTTGTAAATATAGCATAGTTTGCTTGGTTGTTGACATGGCCTCTTGTACCAATATCTCTAGCTGATAGGTGCATAAGAAACTTTAGAAAACCATCGCTCTCGTTACTGCTTTTAAACAAAGGTATCTTAAGTTTATACTGACCTTTCTCTATGTCGTGATTACATAAGTTAATACGATATAGTGGTTCAGTATCTGGATTAATAATGTCGCTGTTAATAACAGTATCTAATAATCCAAACTCTTGATACTCGATAGCGAAGCTAAAGAATAAAGCTTCTTGTAAGTCTAGATTCTGAGACTTGATTAAGTCTACTAAATCTTTGTTAATAAACATAAACTGCGTTTTTATATTCTCCGATAATATTATCCACATTTTCTCCATCCTTAGTATCCATAGCTTTAATGATATGAATATTAGGACTTTCGCTTCTCATTGACCTACCCATTCTCTGTACAGTTGATAGCTCTTTACTATCTACACCTATAATCAAAGCACCATCTAGGTTTGTTAAGTTCATACCTTCGTTTAGTACACTACAATTATAGAGACGATCTATCTTACCTTCGTTAAACATATCTACAACTTCTTGATTGTTTTTATTCTTGCTATGTACTCTAGGATAATTGTATTCATAACTGTCAGCTAACTGGTTACATTGGTCTATAGTTGAACAGAATATAATAAATCTACCTTTCAAAGTAGATAATATACTATTAGCTATGTTAGTCTTACAAGTATTGGTAAACATCTTACGTTTACTTGCAAGATTTAGCCATTTGTTCTTTGCTACACGACCAAAACTAAAGTTTCTTTGCTGCACTAACTCGTAGTGCTTAGACTTCCAAAACTCTATGTCATTTGTAATCAATTCGTAGTATTGTTTCTCTGTACATTGAATATTCAATCCTATACCTTTACGGCTTAAATAATTCCATCGCTGATTATAATCAATAGTTACTTCCTGCTTATCTGTTTTTTTCTTTTTTTCATATACGCAGTTAGTATTTACGTCATTTAATCTGTAAGGATGAATGTAGATATTAGGCTCTGGTAGAACCTCATTGTCGATAGCGTCCTGTAATGAAAACTGTACGCTCTTATACTTGCCTAGTTGAGATAGAAGAATCTTCTTCTCATAAGGCACTGTAGCTGATAGATATATAGCTTTATTAAATTTAATATTCTTAAGATATTCTAACCTTGATTCAGTTATTGCGTGTGCTTCATCTAGAATTAAATAATCAAAACTTCTATCTATCTTATGTAACGAGTTGTATGTGCTAAACGTAAATTTCCTATCGTCTACTTGCCATTTTACAATTTCATCTTTCCAATTATTAAGATGCGGCTTTTGTTTATATACGATAAGAGCAGAAGAACCATTAGCACTATCTAACGCTACTTTAGTCTTACCAACACCTGTGCCTAACTCTAATAAGACACAACGGTTGTTACTGATAGCTATACTAGCTTCTGTTTGTATTTGTTCTCTCATAATTATTTAAAAAGGTTATGCGCACCACCTTCGCACAACAAAAATAGCTAATAAACGAGTTATTAATTCATGCCAGTAGTGTAAGGACGCATGTATATCCTTATTTTGACCAATAGTCATTGACTGCACAGTCAACTACCATTGGCACATTTTTTAATATTTGAGCAGCTGCTTGATTCATTAACTCACTCATTTTAACTGCCCATTCATCTGCCATATAATCAGGCACTTCTGTTTGTATCTCGTCATGAACAGTATGAATTAGTTTAATAGGTTTGTCTTTGATATAATCATAGATATAGATTAAAGCAAGTTTAGTCATATCAGCATTACCACCTTGTATTGGATGATTCTTTGATGCACGTTCGATAGCACCTTTACGTTTGTTATCTGCGTGTTTATAATCTTCAAAGAACCTAATCCTACCATAAGGTGGTGGTGTTTTAATTATACCACGTTCTTTACCTCTGTTACCTAATGCTTCTAAAAATCGTTCTACTTTAGGTACAGCTGTAAAAAACTTTTTAATGATAGACTGTGCTTCATCTTCACTAATATCTATAGTGTTAGCGAGTTTGATATGCGACATACCATAAGCAAGACCAAAGTTAAGAGTCTTTTGTACATCTCTGTATTTTATATCTGGTTTAAAAGGTGTAGGTGTCTTAACATCTTTTATGTCTATGTTAAAAGTCATAGCACATAATTCTGAATGTAAGTCTTTACCATCTTTAAACGCATTAACCCATACAGGATCTTGACTAAACTCTGCGATGATTCTTAACTCACAACCACTATAATCGCCACCTACAATTTTATATCCTTGCTCTGGTACAAAACACTCACGCATCATACCACCTATATCTGTTCTTGCAGGTATCTGTTGCATATTAGGATTCTTACAACTGACTCTGCCTGTATCAAGTATCTGCCAAAACTCTGTATGTACTCTATTAGTAACTGGATTAATAAACTCAAACATATTCTCACCAAAGCTATTCTTTAGTTTAGAATACTTATTGTACTCCATTAGCTTATTGACTATGTCATACTTTTTAAAGTTAAGCAACTCTGCTGCACTTGTACTTTGTATGGTACTATCCATGTGTTGAAGAACATCCAACTTTTGAATAGGACTATTCCAATTTACATTAGCAACTTTCTTAGCTGATGTAAACAAGTCTTGATAATACACACAGTATCTTTCAAACACAGGTTCATGACATATAATATCATCAAGGTCTTGCATTACTTTATCTAGATTCTCATCTATTAAGTCAATAACTTTTTGATATTTATCTTTATCTAACTTAATGCCATTATACTCCATAGCAGCAAATGCTAACATAGATTTATTCTCTAAACCTAATACTGTAGTGATGTCTTGGCAATCACCGTTACTCATACCTAATTTAACAAGTCTTTTAATCTGTTTATCTCTTATATCCATTAGGTATTTGACATCATCTGCTGCGTATTGTATAGTTTTTTGGTTTATGTTCTTTCTGTTGATAGTTACTCTAACAGATTTGTCTAGATAGCCATCAGCATAATATTTAGCTAGTCTATCTAACGCATAATAACCTTTAGGTCTTTCACAACCTGCATTAAGCAATCGTTCTGCTAATAGAGTATCATATACGTTATTGATGTCAAGTCCATGTAACCATAAGAACTTAACGTCAAACTTTGCATTATGAAATATCTTAATCTTGTCTGATAAAAACAGGGAGCGTAATCCCTTAA